GGAAATGTCCTAAGTTGGTGGAACTGTATCACTATTTGTTTAAAGAGACTGTCATTCAAAATCATCGGGCATTGGATGATGTTAAATTGTGTATGAAGTGTTATTTTGGTATGGTATAGAGTATGGTATATAGTATGGTATAGAGTATGGTATAGAGTATGGTATAAGATTGTTTGTGAATTGTTTGTGGGTTGTTTATTACATATTTTTTTCTTATTAGAATAAAATAAGTAATGAAGGGCGGGAGTAATTTAAAGGCTAAGTATGGGGAAGTTTTGTCTCCGGAGTCATTAGTGAATGAGATGTTGGATATGTTGCCTGGTGAGGTTTTTGATTCTTCGGGGCTGTGGGTTGATCCTGGTGCTGGTCGTGGGATATTTGGTAAGACGGTGAACGAAAGATTGGGGTGTGGAGGTGGGGGTGGAGGTAAAGTGAAAATGGTGGAAATAAATAAAGATAATGTTGATTATTTGAAAAGCTTATTTGGACATGGAGATAGCGGGGGGGAGAATGTGATTTGGGGGGATTATTTGTCGATGGATGCAGCGTGTTTTGATCGAGAAATAGATGTTATTATAGGTAATCCGCCTTTTAATAGTGGGGGTATTAAGAAGGTACCGGCAAATAAAAAAAGTGATAAGAAAAAGGATGGGTTAACTTGTTGGGTTGGTTTTGTTAGGAAAAGTTTGGAGTTATTGCGAGATGGGGGATACCTTTGTATGATAACTCCGGCTATTTGGTTGAAGCCTGATAAGGCTGGTATTTATGATTTATTATGTTGGGAAAATACATTGTTGAAAATGAGGGGGTACTCTTGTGTTGAGGCTAATAAAATATTTAATTATAGTTGTCAAACTCCTGTGGTTTTGTTTGTAGTTAAAAAGGGTGTGGGTGGTGGGAATGTGGAGGAACGAGTGGTTTCGTGTTATGATAAATTTTTTTTGGGTGGAGTTGGAGGATGGGTTGATTATAAATTAATATATGGAGAACCTATACCAATGATGGGTCATTATATATTTAATAAAATATTAAGAGGTGTTAATATGGGGGTTAATGTTTGCGGGATTGATGCTTGTGGGATTGATGCTTGTGGAGTTGGTGTTGGGGAGCGGTTGAAAGTTTATAAAACGAATATGCCTCCCAAAAAGGCGATAATAAAAAGAAAAAAAGAAGCTCCTTGTTTTTATTCTAATATTAAAACTTGTGTTTTGCTTGATGGTGGTGTTGGTGCTGGTGCTGGTGCTGGTGCTGGTGCTGGTGCTGGTGCTGGTGCTGATGCTGGTGGTGTCGGTGGGTGTGATTTGGTGATAGAATATAGTGATATTCCACTTGCGTTTTTTGGGATTTCTAAGATAATTATGGCTCATAAAAGGCTTGGGTGTCCTGTTATGGATATTGCTGGTAATTATGGTCTTTCTACGAGAGACAATTATGTAATTACGGTTGATGATTATACGATTGAAGAATTGGATATTATTTATCGGTTTTTAAATACGCGATTAGTTAAGTTTTTGTTTGAATGTGTTAAATACAGGATGAATTATTTGGAAAAGTATGTGTTTCAATTACTACCTGATGTTACTAAGTTGGTGGGGTTTCCGAAGGGGGATTTAATTACTGATTCGTCGGTGGAAGAATATTTTAATGTAAATTGATTTTTTAATTTGTTTTATTTGTTTTATTTGTTTTATTTGTTTTATTTGTTTGTATATGTATATTAATGGATAAAGGTCAGGTTATAGAGGAAGTTATACAAGAGATTCATCAAGATGATTTTAATAAATTAGTTTTAATTACATTGTTTATGGATATTATATTTATTTATGTATTATGGAGTCGTTCGTTGGTTACATTTGATTATTTTTATTGTATTTCAATACTTATTACGCACTTTATTTTTTTGGGGTCTTTATATTATAATTATACACCACTATTGTATATTTTACATTATTTGATATTTATATTACTCACACTAGGTATATTTGTTGAAGATATTTATATTTTATCGATTTGTCTTTTTTTGTCGTTTATGATTCAAGTATTATGGATTATTGAAGGGCGATGTATTTTAAATAAAAGAGAATGTGGGGATGGTGATGTGTTTGGGTTTGGGAACGAATTAAATATTTTTATGCTTATTATGCTTATTTGTTTTTCTGTTAAAATTGGTACAAAAATAAAAGTTGATGATTTTATGGTAAGTTTTTATAGTAATTTTTTATGGTAAATTGATTTTTTAATTTGTTTTATTTTGGGTGGTAAAGATGAGTTTTATTATTGCAACTACGCGGTTTAATAATGAAACATTTATGGAAAATAAAAGATGGCGAGAGACAAATTTAGGTGGTGTTGGTGGAGGTTGTATTTATAAAGTGCCGATTAAAATTGCTAGTTCTATTACGATTGGGATTGGGATGTATATTATAGAGATGAATAATTCTACTAATAAAATTGAAGGTATCGGAGTGATTCATAATCAGCTTCGCTATGATTGTTCGGATATGATTTATAGTGATCGTAATTATAATAGGTACACCTATCGGGGATTGAAGCGGGTGGATCGGGAGGAGATTTTGGTGGCGGATGGGGGGGAGGAATTTTTACGAGAGATGGAGATGCTATTGTTTAAAGGAAAAGGGAATATGAAAAGAGGACAGAGTATTACTCGCTTGCCGGTGAAAAAATCGTTGCCGAAATACGTGGAGTTTATTTCTGGTTTGGTTGGTGGTTGATAAAAATATAGGTAATATATATTATGGTTAATAAACATATGGCTAATAGAACTATGGATAATAGAAATATGGCTAATAGAAAAACAAAAAAACAACAAAAAAATATTTGTTATACTGGGGCTGGCTCTAAAAAAAATGGTAATTATTCATTAAAGAATTTTTTTAGTTTAATGGAAAAAAATTTTAAAAAGGAGTGTTCACGATTTTTGCAATCTAAAAAATGTAAACCTTGTAAAAAAGTAAAAACTATGTCTAAAAAATATTTAAAAAAAATGAAAAATAAAAAAACTACTAGTAAAAGTTTAGATAAATATGAAAAAAAATTAGATAAAGAAATTTTAAAATGTGAAAAATGTAAAAATAAAAATAATGTAAAATGTAATATTAAAAATTATATGGATTATTCCGGCGCGAAATATGGTAAATGTTAATAAAAAAGTGTTTGGGGGTTTGTTGTTTATTGTTTGTTATACTATATGTTTAGGCTACTATATGTTTAGGCTATTAGATGTGTGGGGCTAATCAAAACGGGCTAGTCTTTCTTCTGCTAAGTTAAGGGCTATTCTCTGCTCGATCTCTTTCTTGGTGATTTTCATCCCGCGGATGGTTCCGCTGGATGTAATTTGGTTGATGGTTATGTTATGGCGCGCGCCTATTTTTTGCATCTCTTGATTGTAGTAATTTATGAACCGCATAAATTCACGAGAACGGGTTTTAAGCTCGTTGATAAATCTTACTTCGTTTTCGTTGTGTTCTCTCATCTCAACTAACCCATTAAGGAACTCGATGCTCATAGTGGAAAACAGCTCTTCTAGATGAATGGTCTCTGTAAGACGATTTCGGCGCAGTTCTTTTTTATAGATGGCGTCGCGAAATTGGTCTTCGGTTGTTTTAGCTAACAAGTAATCAATTCTTTCTTTTTGATGATTTGTGAGAGTGCGAATTTGTTGCCGCGACTCTGCTAAATTTACGTGAGTGACGTGTTGCGCGGTTCTGTGTATCTGTGATATGAAGTCGCTTAGAGCGGATATCGTAATTAAACTCGCTGTATGCGGTGTGGTTTCTCCATTTATTTTTAAAATAACTGGGGGAGGGGGGTCGGAGGTGCTTCGGGTGAATCTTCTTTTGATTATTTTTAACAAGTTGAGCACCGCGTGATTTATTGTATTGTATGCCGGAATACCACCACATACTACATCTCCTGGTTCACGGAGCATAGTTTGGTCATTTTGTTTGCGAAGCCACTGATAGTAATGCGGGTTGTGAATCGCACCTTTTTCAATCAATCCAGTATTCCAACTAAACGTGGTCTTACACTGCGTGCACCACATCTGATCGCAGCCCTCGATTTTGAAAACACGGGTAGCGCACGACGGGCAAGCTTTGGTTGTTTTTTTAATCTCTTGCGCTGATTCAATGTTTTCTTTTTTACAATTATGCGTGGGGTCTTTGTTGGCGGCGGTGGTTCCTGTGTTTTCAAGGCACTTGGGGCAAGTGTGGGTTTCGCACAAACCACACTTGTAAGCTGTGGAAAGAAATCCGCGACACGTTTCATTGGTGCATCCCATAATAAATCCTCCTCCTGTTTGATTTTCCTCAGCTTCCGCATCCGCT